TCATCAATTTTTTTTTTTTTTTTTGCAGCTCTTTTCATAATTCTGGTATTCTTAAGAACTGCATGTGGATTTTTGTCAAATTCTTTTTCCAACTTCTTCATTTTCTTTTCTAAACTTTTCATACTTTCCTCCAATGGTTACAGATTAACTACAAACTTCTCAATTTCTTTAATACATATATTATAACAAGTTTATAGCTAGTTGTATATACACATTATTAGAAAAATGAAAATAAGTTTATTCAAAGTCTGTAAGTTTATGAGGCATAGCATATCTAGTCCATTGACCTTGTATAACTATCCCATTTTTAATATATCCTTTAGAATTTTCAAGTAGTTTTTGTTTATTAGAAGTTCCTGTATATTTACCACATAGTCGTTTGAGTAGATGTTTGAGTTCTGCAGGTTTAATTTGAAGAATAGGATATCTTTGTTTTACAGCACCAATAATGTCAGATATTTTAAAAAGTTCTTGATTACGTTGAATATCTCCTTTATCATAATCAACAGGTCTTTTATGAATTTTCATATCAAAATCAAAAGTTTCCTTAAGTATAATTTCTAGGTTAGATTGAGCTCTAAATTCCTCATTTGCATTATATTGTAACTGTATAGTTTCTTCTTGTAATTTCCAGGGATGTATACCATTCATCATAGCTTTCTTACCTTTAGCTATATAGTCTCTATAAAAATGATGCCAATTAATACATTCCATTGCAGTTGTGTCAATAAAGTGTATATCAATCATCGCAAGTCTTCTATTGCTATCTTGTTCAAAAGCTAGACTTCTTTTATTTGTTGTTCCTGCTAAAACAGCATTCTTATATTCTTTTCTCATAGTTTTTTCATAAATAGGAACATAGTCAATAACATCTGATGTGACATAAGTTTTAAATAATGAGTCATTCTTTTGGTTGTAAAAGATCTCAAATTCATCTGTAACAACTAAAGCAGACGTTACCAAAGAAGTAGCAAAGTCTCGTATTGATTTTGCTCCTCCGAGTGTTTCTGTTGAATTGGTAACAAATTGTCTTCGTAGGTTTGCAGGAAATAGCATTGAGAAAAATGTAGTCTTTCTGCAATTTTCAGGGCCTGTCATAACTAGCATAAAGCTTCGCTGGGAATACTTCCTCTCTAAGTTGTATAATGGCATCATCATTTCAAAAAAGAATGTGTCAAAGTAATTCCTAGCTAAAGGTAAGTTTTGCATAACATCAAAGTTTATACATGACATAAGATAGTCAAGATTAGACTTTGAGAAATCTGTATTATCTTCAACCATATCCTTTGAAAGCTCTTCTTCCGGTGTATCCAACCATAATTTGAGCATATTCACCATTTCCACATTATCTACAAGATAAGCACTGAATAATGGAGATATAGTTGAAAAAGTTACATTTGCATATCCATTTTTCTGAGATATAGCCCAAAACTTAAATTTCAATGAATCTGAAGTATATGGTCCAATCATTCCAAAATATTCTTGTGATGCTCCTTTACCAAAGAAATACTTTTTGATTATGTCTTCATCTGCTCTCACATAAAAGCTATTATTGAATATATCTTGACATAAACTAATATTGTAGTAGTCCATCATATATTGAAAGTTTTCGTATGAATTTATAAGTGGTTTACCTGTAGGATTACCATCTTTATCAAAGGCTTCCTGAGGCCATTGAAACTTTAGCATTTGGGCAAATTTGAAGAGAGTGTGAAATGTAATATTGGATTCTTTTTGGGACAGCGAAGACCAATGTTTTATCACATCTTCTTCACTTTCAAAGGCTATTTCATCAGTTTTAGACCACTCAACAACCGCAAATACTATTTCAGTCATTCGACCAGCTTTAACAGCATAATTGTGACATGCAGACAGTATCTTAAACCAATAGTCATAATGGTTATATTCTTCACCTGTTATGGTTTTATAAACTGATTTAACACGAGATCTTTGATCCAAAAAGCAAGTATTCAAAGCGTTTAATGCAAGGTTAAGAGGAGGAATACTGGAAATAGTAGGAGTATTGGGAAAGTCTATTATTTTGGCTTGTGCATACCATTTCTTCAATTCTTCAGGCTTTATAATAGCAATATCTGTCCCAGCCATTTGATCTCCAGTTATAGTAACATATCCAGAGTTCATAAATAACTCCCCACCAATACATAGTTCTTTAGACAAAATGGCTTTACCAGGAAGACTACTTTTATCTTCACATCGCATTAAAATTCGTACTCCACATCCTGATGGTGATATTTCAGCATAAGAATCATATTTCATCATAAAGGTTTTAAATTCTTCTGACAATCTCGACATATCAAAAGTTCTCTCACCAAGTTTAGCTTTTTTATCATCTATATCAAAGGCTATTAAGTCAGTATGCTTGTTTATTTTAATACCGGGATAACCATCTTTAATGGCATCCCAAAATGTTACTCCCTTTTTATCTGCATCTACAGAATGGCCTTGTTGGGAACAAGGAGGCTTTGTATATGTACCATTCTTATTCTTAAGGAAATAATATGCAAGCCAAATTTTAGAGGTTAATATATCTTCTGGGATATTCGCTACAATTTTATCAACTAGTTTAGTTTTGTTCGGCTTGGTCATTGGCATAGTTTCTCCCCATAAATAGTTCAGATCTATCATATTTTTCAATTTTAGCAAATCTAAATCTCTGCCAATAACTTGCAAGACATCCGTAACCAAAAGAAAGCAATTTAGCTGCTTCTTTTGGTGAATAATGTGCTTTATATAATTCTTCTGCAAGTTTGATCTGCTCTTCTGTCATACGAGGTTTCTTATTGTTTTTTCTTTTCTTTTCGTAAGTTTCATTCATTTTTAGTCCCTCCTTTCATTTATTTTATAAAACTATTATATAACTTATTAAACTGAAAGTAAACAGATAAGACTGGATTTGTAAAAATAATGCTGGAATGGCTAATTTGAATGTAATTGAAACTGAGGAGAGTGGAAAAAATAATGAGAAATGATTATAAAAATGACCTCGGTTATGCTGGGTTATTTTTTAGGAGAAATGGAGTGCTGGAAATGGCAATTTGAGTGGAAACAGAGCCATGCTGAGTGAGTACGATTTTGATTTCATTCAAAAAAAAAGGTAATAAAATCAAGTACTTATGCTCTGTCGTGGGCCAATTTTGAATGTTGAGTGTTTGAGTGACGAATTTTCAAACTTTATATATATATTAGGGCCTTTTAGATATCTAAGGTTCAATATATATATTTACTTTATTCCATTCAAAAGATTATATAAGTACTTGATTTTATTAAGTAAATTAAAAGAATGAAGGATGAATGTGTGAGTGACAGATAGAAACCCAGCACTTATGTTGTCTTCTTTGGTACTGACAAATATACATGAACAGTTTGACCGGATCAATTCAGCATTTCTTTGGTGTGATATACATAAATTCCACTTTCTTGACAATGCTGGGTTCAAAATATCATTTCTTTGGTAGTGAAATACTATTATTAAATGTATTGGTGATGCTGGATATGATTTAATAAAGACAAGGAAATAAAATAAAAAAAAGACTGAGAATGTTACAATTATAACATTCTCAGTCTATCAGAGATTAATTGTTATTCAGTCTCAGTCTCAGTCTCAGTCTCAGTCTCAGTCTCAGTCTCAGTCTCAGTCTCAGTCTCAGTCTCAGTCTCAGTCTCAGTCTCAGTTTCAGTTTCATCAATTTTTTCTTCAACTAATACTTTTCTTCCAACTGGATTTGTGAAGATTTGATATCCGTCAGTTCTGAGATATGTTAATTGAGAACTGACATTTTTTGTTGAGATATTGAGAAGATCTGCAATATTTGTAATTGACAAACTTTCATTGTCCCTCAAAAGTTTCAAGACTTGAGATTTCCTTCCAGTTGAGTTTTTGTTTGATTTTTCTAATTTGATTTGAAGATCAAGAATAATCTGTTCTTGATCTTCAATCTGTTTAATCAATTCTTTTTTTGTCATTCTGTCTGTGTCCATGATTTTATTCCTTATATTAAATGTTATTGTTTTGTAATTGATTGATGCCTCAAATCAATCAATTTTTAAAAATGAATGATATGTTCTTTAGTTTTATAATTTATTATTGTTGTTGATACATATTCAAAATCTAAGTTATTATAAAAATCTTCAAGATCATAATCTACTGGATTTTGTTTTTCTTTTTCAACAAAATCCAAAATTTTCTGTTCATCAATTTCTATGAAATATTTCTTAGTCATTTGAATTTGAATTTTTTTCATTTTTCTTATCCTTTTAAAATGTTTGATTGTTAATTAATTATAAATCATATTTCAACAAATGTAAACAAAAAAATGAATAAAAAAAGTTTATTTTTCACTAGCACTTTAGTACTAGTGATTGATATAGTACTAGTATCATTGTTATTTGATAATAACATTGGAATTATAATGACATCAGTATTATAATAACATTGGAATTATAATGACATCAGTATTATAATAACACTGGAACTATAATGACATCAGTATTGTAATAACACTGGAATTATAATGACATCAGTATTGTAATAACACTGGAACTATAATGACATCAGTATTGTAATAACATCAGTATTGTAATGACATCAGTATTGTAATAACATCAGTATTGTAATGACATCAGTATTGTAATAACATCAGTATTGTAATGACATCAGTATTGTAATAACACTGGAATTATAATGACATCAGTATTGTAATAACATCAGTATTGTAATGACATCAGTATTGTAATAACACTGGAATTATAATGACATCAGTATTGTAATAACACTGGAACTATAATGATACTGATATAGTAATGATACTGATATAGTAATGATACTGATATAGTAATGATACTGATATTGTCATTACTATATTATTGTAATCACTATCAAAAGACAAAAGTCTCAGGAAAGGGCTAGGGGGGCTTTAGCAATTTTCAAAGTATAACAAACATAGGGTCAAACGAAAATATTCCTGGATTTTGGACCTCCAGCACAACTCTTCCCTGGATTTTGGACTTCCAGCATTCTCCCTTTTTCCCCACCATTCAACCTATCAATCCAGCCTTATTTTAATCCCAGCCTCATTTTTTTGTTTACAAAGATACTAAACTATGATATAATATTATTTTACGAGTATAATGAGATAGGAAACGATTATGCGAGATGTTAATTGGGAGTTGGTTAAATTCAAATATGAAATGTTGGGATACTCATTAGAAGATCTCGCTAAAGAACATTCACTTTCTACCGCTGTTTTAGATTATAACTCAAAAAGTTGGAAACAAATTTCTTTGGAACAGGACGCTTCAATTGACATAAAAAGTATTGAGTCAATCGAAGATGTGCTAACTAAATTAAATTCTCAGGTAATAAATCAAACACAAGCTTTTCAAATTCTGAAGCAAAAATTCTTGGGTTCTAAGTATATAGAACTTGAAGCTATATTGCTTCAAAAAACTATTTCCATAGCTTCCCACATTTCTGATGATGATACCAAAGCAGCATCAACTCTAAGGTCTCTTACTGAAGTTCTAACAAATTTAATCGGTCAAAATCCCTTACTGAAATCTGAAGGTGTTGATAATATTGATAGAGACAAAGTATGGGAGATACGAGTTGTAGAAGCTAAACCAAAAGAAAAGGAAAATGAAAGTGCTTAACAATCCAAAAAACATAGTTCTACATCATTCACTCACTAAAGATGGCAAGACTGTCTCTTGGGGAACTATTCGTGATTATCACAAGAAGGTGCTTGGATGGGATGATATAGGTTATCACTTTGGAATAGAGTTAGTAGATGAACATTACGAAATATTGATGGGTAGAATGATTAGTGAAATTGGGGCCCATTGCCCACGAGAAAGTATGAATCGTAATTCCATAGGTATCTGCTTAATAGGCAACTTCGATCTTATTGAACCCTCTATTTTTATATGGACACTCGGACTCAAATTAGTACGTCAATTAATGACTTCTTTTGGTATAAATTTAACTCATATTCATGGTCACCGAGAATTTGCAAATTATAAAACATGTCCTGGTAAACATTTTGATCTTGACTTATTTAGGAGGGAGTTAATATAAATGGCATTGCAATTACAAATACCTGCTAAACTACAACCCTTTATAAGTAAACCAAAAAGGTATAAAGTTGCTTATGGGGGTAGAGGTGGAGCTAAGTCAATGTCATTTGCTGATATGCTATCTGTGAAAGCTCAAGTTGAAGGGGCTTTAGTTGGTTGTTTACGTGAGTATCAAAACTCTATTGAAGACAGTGTTTTTGCACTTCTTAAAGCAGAAATTAAGAAACTTAAAATTCCTGGTTTTAAGAATTACAATAACAAGATCGATCATCAGAATGGTGGAGGATTTAGATTTAGAGGACTTGCAAGATCTATTGAAGCAATCAAGTCTATGTTCGGGTTTAAGTACTTTTGGTTGGAAGAGGGTCAGTTTATATCTGAGGCGAGTTTACAAATTCTAACGCCGACACTTCGGGAGGCGGATTCAGAACTTTGGATTTCGGCCAACCCGATGAGTAAAGCTGACCCTTTCTCACAACGGTTTATTGTTCCATATCAAAGAGAATTAGATAAAAATGGATTTTATGAGGATGACTTACATTATATTATAAAAATTAATCATATTGACAATCCTTGGTTTCCTACTGAACTTGAAGCCGAAAGAATGAATGACTATCAATCTCTTTCCAGAGCTTTATATGATCACATTTGGGAAGGTGACTACAATGATTCAGTAGAGAATGCTCTAATAAGTGCTAAGTGGTTTGATGCATGTATTGATGCTCACATAAAATTAGGTTTTGAACCTCTTGGTATAAAGGTGTCTTCACATGATCCATCAGATGAAGGAGAGGATCCTAAAGGTTATGCTTTCAGACATGGTTCTGTAGTTTTACAAGTTGAAGAGATGACTACAGGAGATATCAACGAAGGATGTGATTGGGCAACCGGCCTCGCTATACAAAATGAATCTGATGCTTTTACATGGGATTGTGACGGAGTAGGGATTGGTCTAAACAGACAAGTTAGTCAAGTATTTGGTGGGAAAACTGTAAGAATATCTCAGTATAAAGGATCTGAGAAACCTGAGAAACTAAATTCAGTATATGAGTCGATAAGTGCTGAAGGATCAGATATATACTCAGTTCAGAAACAAAAAACAAATAAGGAAGTTTTTAAAAACCTCAGAGTTCAAAAATACTTTGAGCTCAGAAATAGGATTTACCGCACTTATGAAGCTGTAGAAAAAGGAAGATATTATGATCCGGAAACTCTAATATCTTTTTCTTCTGGTATCACTGAACTTACAAAGCTTAGGTCAGAATTATGTAGAATACCTAAGAAATCAAATGCAAATGGAATGTTGGATTTATACTCTAAACCAATTATGAAAGCTAAATTTAAAATCCCATCACCAAACTTAGCAGACTCTGTTAAAATGTTGTGGAAAGTTCCAAAAGTTATAGGAATAGGGAACGCTAAGCGACCTCAACCTATTAGAGTTATAGGTTCAACTTATAGAGATCAAATACGAAGGGTGGCATACTAAGAGGTAAAATGAAACTATTTGCACCAAAAGAATATGGAACTCAACCTTGTTGTTACCATCGTGCAACATTGGATCAGATAAATGCTGTTGCTGGTGGATGTGGACCTGGTGGTGGTGTAAAAGATTATTTTGTTCCTGATAAATTATGGTTTTTATCTATAACACTTGCTTGTTCAATTCATGATTGGATGTACCATTATGGTCAAACTACTGAGGATAAGATTCTTGCAGATGAAATATTTAAAAACAATATGGTAAGGTTAATTAAAGGACAAAAATCTTGGAAATTTATTGAAAGACGAAGACTTAGGTTATCTTACATTTACTATTTAGCGGTAAAAAATTTTGGAGGGCCATCTTTTTGGGATAGTAAAGATTCTGTTCATGAGTTAGCATAATTTTTAAGGGGATTTATTAATGCCACTTGAATTACAAGAATTAAAAAGAATGCATGAAAAAGCTTTTGTAGCTAATCAGATTCCTAGAGAACGATCTTCGAATGATCTTGTATTTTACTGGGTAACACAATGGGATGATGATATCCTTAAGTCTTCTCAATTGGCATATCGTGGTGAGTTTGATGTATTACGTAAGGCTGGAAGGCAAATTTTATCAGATCTTGCTTCAAATCCTGTTCAAGTAGATTTTACTCCTGTAAATGAAACAAGAACAGATTCAGCAGAATTGGCAGATGGCTTATATAGAGCAGGTCTTCAAAAGAATACTTCTATAGAAGCTTTTGAGAATGCTGAAACAGAGAATGTTATTTGCGGAGTAGGAGCCTGGTTATTATACACAAAATATGAAAGCCAGAATGTTGATAATGATAAACAAGTAATTCTTCGTAAGCCAATTTTTGAAGCTAATAACACAGTATTTTGGGATCCTCAATCAAAACTCTTAGATAAATCTGATGCAAAATATTGTTCAGTTTTAACAGCATATTCAGAAGATGGTTATAAAAATCTTATCAAAGAACTTACTGAAGAAGAGATTGATAGTATTGATGCTGATTCCTTTAAACAACCTGAACAGTCTTTTACTTTTCCATGGATAGGAGGAATGAGTAAAAAGATTTATATTACAAGCTTTTATTTTATAGAAGAAATAGATGAAACTATTCTTACAATGGAAGATCCATTTGGTGAGACTCTTGATTTACAAGAATCTGACTTAATAGGTGTTATGGATGATTTACTTGATGGAGGTTATTCAATAGTTTCTGAAAAGAAAAGTAAAAGGAATAAAATCACAAAGTATATTGCTTCTGGAAGAGAAATTATTAAAAATGAAAGAATAGCTGGTCAGCATATTCCAGTAATTCCATGCTATGGAGAACATGCAGTAGTTGAAGGGGAAGAGTAT